ACCCTGAACACCCTGTGCACCAGAACCAGTTGCTCCTTGAATACCTTGTGTACCAGTAGCACCCTGAGCACCATGTGCTCCTTGAATACCTTGAGCTCCTTGTGCACCAGTAGCTCCTTGAACCCCTTGCGCACCTGAACCAGTTGCTCCTTGAATACCTTGTACGCCAGTAGCCCCTTGAACCCCTTGAACCCCTTGAGCACCAGAACCAGTTGCTCCTTGGATACCTTGTGCACCCTGAGCACCCTGAACACCCTGAACACCACTTGTAACAGAAATTGAATATTCACTGCGACTCGATATTGAACCAATAGAAGCGTTCTGACCAGATTCTAGGGTTGTTGTCAGAATAGTCATTAACTTACACCCCCACTCACTTTAACAACACCTTCCGCAACTCGAGTCTTAAATCCAGCTCCAGAGGTTATTGATAGATCGTAAAAGTATCTCTGAATAGAAAGATTAGCAGTTTGTTCAGGAGTGAGTGACATTGTTACCTGGCCAGCTGCAGCATTATAGATAGATGTTGTAAAGGAAATAGCTTGGGCATCAGGTGTATAAAAATCACTTTTAAGTTTAGCAGAGGTTGTGTAGCCAGTCAAATTCAAAGGAGAAGCTCCAAGATTTACTGTAAAGGTTACTTCAAAACTTGATTTTTGATTAATAACAATATCGATTGTGTTATCGGCAGCCATTTATCTTCCTTGTTTAGTTGCACCAAGATTGTTTTGCGTCTCCGTAATACTCACGGGCAAGACCATTACTGATTAACCCAGCACGAACGCTTTGGCCATTAACAAGAATATCACCTAAAACACGGCCACCAAACTTATCCCACCCATATAGAGTAGCTTGAATCTTACCACCCTTTGCAATCATATCGTAAGTAAATTTACTCGCCAACTGCGCGCGCTGATCTTCTTGCGGACATTGAGCTCTGTGACCTTTTTCTGGAGTATCGACTCCGTAAATTCTGACTGCAAGTTCAGGCTTTAATGGTGCAGGTAAGAACGGTGCAGAGATTACAATAGTGTCACCATCATTCACTCTTAGAACTTGAGCATCATATGTCACACCAGTTGGTTGTTTTGCTGCTAATGCCAACAGAGGCAAAGCAAGTATCAGTAGTATTATCTTTTTCATTTTACACTTTCAAATATTTGTTTCTGTGTATTATACCATTCAATCCATGATTCGTTCTGAATTGAACACTGATGATATTTTGTATAGTTATTTGTAACTGACTTTGCTATGTCGCTTAGCTTTGCTTCGTTTTCTAATTTTTCTAGCTGAGCGCATGGTTGCATTAACTTTTCAGGTGCTTGTGGAAATTTAGCTACGACAGGAACTATAGTACTGCAACCTGTTGCTAAGAATGCAAGTGTAATAAATATTAATAACACAAAACCTTTAACTAAATTCATTTTGGTAACTCTGCTGCATTGTTTAATACATTAACTAATTCATTTGGTATTTCGCATCTATCGTTATACTTAACAATCTCTTTATCAATATACTTAATAGTTTCCTCACCCTTGACTCTTACAATCTCAATCTTAGTAACAAATTTGGTTACAATCTTTACATTTTCTTCTGCAGACTTTACTTCTGCAGCTGCTACTTTTTGTTCCATCTCTGCAACACGGTCTCTCCATACCTGGTCATTCCATGCTGCACCCAACATAAATGTTGAACCTACAATAGCTACTACTGACACAAGCTGGATTGGAGTCTTGTACATATAGACAAACGGAATAAACTTCATTAAGTATGAAGCAATCAAGCCACCTATACCAGCTAGTAAGATGAAATAGAATATCCAATCAGGAAGGAAGCTTAGTATCCACATACGGTTTCTTTCTTCTCAACATACCTTTAGCTCTAGTAATCAAAAGAGGATCGAACCCCTTCACATTACCACTACCAACATTATTTGTAGGGACTTCACCTTCTTCAGTAAGTTGGTTGTATACTTTCATAAACTGAGTCTCAAAATAGACTTCGTTGAGCAACAAGTCACTCTTGTGCTCTTTGATCAGTAGGTACGAAGCAACAGAAGAACCAAGGACAGAGCTGCCACCCGGAATCTTTGCTAATAGTTTTTTAAGATTGTTTGTTAGAATGTCAAAATAACCCCATGCAGCCTTTTCTTGGTCTGTCTTGAGTGTATTTTTCTTTTTGAGAACCTTACCGTTCTTATCAATGATACCTAGCTTGTAGGCATCAGACTTTTCAAACGGAACAACAATGCGTTTAAGGAACTGATAGGTCAAAAACATATCCATCATCGGATTCTTAGTCATCGATGGGACGTTTTTAATTTCTGTTGGGAACTTAGGTTGATTGTTTAGTTTGTTCATTTATTGTTCTTAATTTATCTACAATACCCTGATCCATAAAGATATCGGAGGTAATAATGTTCCTTCCCTCGACATTATATATGACATCTGGCAAATAGTTTAGAAGTAATAAAAATGGCTTGAGATACATGCCATAGTTATCCATCTTTAAAAACAATAATCTTGTCGTTGCCTCAACACCAAACACATTATAAATGATGGTTAAATGATTGAGGACTAATCTTTCGTTAATCTCTCCAAACTCCTCATATCTACTAAACAACTTCTTTAAATATTTGAATCTACTCAAATCCTCATAAAACTCTATTGTATCAAAGAAGTGAGGATTATCATAGTATTTAGCAGCATACAAAAGGGCATTCGCCTCGTTCAAATCATCAATGTTCATATTAGAAACTACTTAGTGCAACCCTTTTCAGTGTATTGTTTGCTGTTGCAATATACAAATAGGAAGTATCAAACATCAATGTACCCTTTTTAACAGTAATTGTACTGTTTGCAGGTGTCGAATTAAAAATCACAACGTTGGCTGTAGAATTACCAAGTAAATTGCCAACAGTAACATACTTAGTAACAGGTGTACCTGATGGACTATCAACGATAACAATCAGATCATCAGCTGACGGAGCCGTCAATGCAGACAGCTCCGTTATCTTTTTAGCACGATCACTCATTATGCATCAGGTAAAACGTTATCATCAGATCCGTCTGTAGACATGGATCCCATAGCTACCAATGTTTCGTACTGAACACGTCCAGCACGTCCACCAGTACCTTCTGTTCTAACTACCCAACCAGCGTGCGCAATACCCTTGTTCTTTGCACCACCAACTGTAACAACACCAGTTGCTGTTTGACCAGTCAACGAGTGACCGGCTTGGGCAGATGTTGGAACAGAAGAGATATTGACAGCAGGACCACCTAAAGTTTCAGAAAGCTGGATTGCAGTTGAATTAGTAGTTAATACAAAATATTGTGTGTTGTTTGATAATCCACCCAATGTAGTATTAGAAGCAGCAACCAAGTAAGTAACAATGTCGTTATTTACAAAGAAATCTCTATTGGAACCAAGTGTGATAAAACCATTGACAGAAGAGTTACCAATTGTGACGTTAGTTGTGTTACCTGGAAATGTTTGTGCTGATGGTGCTGATATAGTAATGATAGGAGACGTTGTAAATCCCGAACCATTTGTTGAAATATTAATAGCACTGATCTTACCTGAAGCACTTGATAAACCATTTGCAACAGCTCCAGATCCTGTATTGTTTGATGTAAATGCAACTGTTGCATTAGCTCTGTATCCAGAACCAGCAAAAGTAAGGATACCGTCTACAACTGGGCCTGTTCCTACTGCCATCTCTGTTGTGTCGACACCGTATACACCAACAATTTCATTGGAAACAAAACTGTTAGGTGTTGTATTACCGTACAATAGATTAGCATTAGCTCTTGTAGGTTCTTTATTAAATAATGCAGGTGCAGAAATTACTGAATTACCTGCTACGTCTGTTGATCCCCATAATGGCATTTTTGACTCCTTGAATTTGAGGTGATTATCTTGTATTTAGTCTTTAGAAGAACTTAGCATATCAGAAAGAAAGGCTGACTCCTTGTACTTGATTAATGTGTCATCTGCTTCCCTTACCTTTTTAGGTGGTGGGAGTGTGGATATTGCATCTACTTGCTCTATTGACTCCAAAGCAGCCAACACAGTGTCACCACCAATAGTTATAATAGCTGCATTAGTTTCCATTATTTTCCTGTTATAGCTTTGTGAACAGCCATAAGACTGTCATAGGATTTATGAAGTTCGTCGTGAGCAAATTTTCTATGCTCAGGTTTAAGTTTCTCTATCGCAGTAACAATGGTCTTTGCAACTGGTGATGATACATTATGTTTTTTACCGTTCTTGAATGATACCTCATAAGGCTTCATTGTAGAGTCAATTGCTTTCTTCAACTGAACATGAATGTGCTGATCCGCTTCTACACCACTATCAGGATCTAACTTATGATTTTTGGAATAGTCTTCTTCATCATCTTCTTTGGCTTCAGCAACATAACCTTCATTCATCTCTGCTGTCATATAATCAGCAACAGTTGAAATGTAGTCTTCAGCTTTAGTAATTTTGGACTGAACCCACTCAGCAAGATTAGTTGTATCTTTCAACATATCATGAACAGCTTGTGAATTAGCAATAATACTTCTCAATTGAGTCTTTGCCATATCACCTTCGTAATCATATTCACGAGGATCTTTGGCTTCATTAGTTTGTTTAGGAGTCAGAGCACGCTTTTCGTTCTCTTTCTTTTTTGCTTCTTCGGTTTCGCGCTGCTGCTTGACCTTTTGAAGAGCCTTGAACATTCTCATAGAAGCTGATTGTCCTTCTACCATATGACCTTCTGGCTCGTAGCTGTCCCCTACATACTGACCAGGTTTATGATCAGAGTATTCTTTAGCAACTTGATCCGGCAACGTTAGCTTATTTGTTAATCTTCTTACTGCACGACCTTGGCCAGACATACGTTGTTTTCTATTCTCTTTGGACTTATCCTGAATAGACTTTTTAAAATAAGAATGAGTGAGCTCTTTTGAGATTTCATCAACTTGTTCAACGTCTTCTTTATTCAAACGTTTTACAGCACTATCTAAACCAGCCATACGTTTGCCAATAGTGGCTGATGTTTTATTAGCAGCCTTAGCATCCCCTGCTTTAATCTGAGGACCTAATACTCGATGCTTAGCGGAGATCTGCTTATCAGCTTTATCTTGGTAAGACAGAAGTGTATCTTTGTTTAGCTCAGAAATAACTTCTTCATTATACTGACGGCCAACAAACTTTTGGATTGAAGTTAACACGTCAGACTTATCTTCAGACTGAGGGTTGATAGTTTTGCGGTGAGCTCTGACTTTACGAGTAGTTGGCTTGCCTTGTGCATCGACAGAATTAACCAATTTAAAGTCAGAAGATACTGCAACACCTTCCGATAGGATATCTTTTAATGTTTTCATTTTTGTTCCTTCTTGTACAGACTTCCAGCTTCCGCCCTTACCCTTATACCATTTAGCTGCCCATCCGTTTGCATATGCAGAAGGATAGACATCGAACTTTGATCTGGCAAGTGTCTTGGCCCTTGCCCAAAGACCTGGGTTAGTTGGAACATTCTTTTCTTCTAGGTATTCTTCTGATTGCATGTTTATATAGAAATTAGCTTGTTTTTTATCCAATGTTGTTGCATTGGCTCTATTTTTTAAACTTCTTACCTTGGCTAGTGTCAGTGTACCTTTGACCTTTGCTTTCAAAGTACCAGGTGCACCTCTTTTGCTGTGACTTTTCTTAATTAAATCTGATGTACTAACTTCTTGTATTACATCACAACCACAATGTTTAAAATGTTCATTTGTTGAATCTTTATAATATGAATTCGATGGATCAGCATCCTTTGTTTCATCTGGCCACCAATCTAATTCGAATTTCTTTCCTCTACTGAACATACTAGACATGCTTAGAATACGTTTCTCATATTCTTCTTTACTAGGCTTGACTCTACCAGCAACAACGTCCAACACATAGTTGATAGTCGTTGCATTAGCTGTAATCGATCCACATCTAGCCCCAACCTCTCCCTTTAGGAAGTCAATAAGAATACTTCCACTTGATTCAGCAAGAGCAGTTGCATATTTAACTGGAACAATTAAATCAACATAGCAATAAATGAAGTCATAATGAGGAGCTGGAGAGCTATGTAAAATATACTCATCCTTGACAACTATCCTCTTAAAACCATCCTTTGATTCCCAGACCAATTCTTCGTCTGTGGTTGAATCTGGCTGACCAAAGAATTTAGATAAGTGAATAGCGTAATCAGCTGGTTCTTTGTTTTTCCAATCAAGGGAGCGAATAGTCTGTTCCTTTATTGTTGCAACATTTACTGGTTTTTCACCCTTGCCTGATCTATCAGCAACAGGATCTTCTCTTCTTTTCCTACGAGTAGCAGCTGCTCTATCGTCTTTACTCATCGCACGTGCCTTTGCTATAGGAAGACATTTTGGTTTACCTTCACCTTCATCTCGGGCACAGTCACCAATAATGTCTCCCTTGGTGTTCATTCGAACCCATTTATCACGAAACCAATTACGCAGGTCCTCGTTCATTACATCATTTTCTTTTTCTTCTTAGAGTGCATGTGCATTTCAGACACAAGGATCTCTAGTGTGTTTGTTGGAACATATCTTTCAATTCCGTGCTCAAACATAACATCGTACCATTCAATGTTACCATCTGCATCAGGACTAGCATGTTGAGTAGTGATTGTACGGCCTTCACCGAATGATTCACTCTTCACGTGAACAGCACACTGATGTTCGTAGCTGTTTCCTGGTGTGTCTTTGTTTTCTTTAACACCACCAGCCTTAAGCATTGCAATACGGTCGCGATATCCAGCAACTCCAGGTTTAATGTCTTTAGCGGCCTTCTTTAATGCTGGTGATGCATTAGGAATGTGTTTCATAGTAGTGGTAGCCTGGTGAGACATTATCTGAGCCTCATCGGTTTGTTCTGCTTCTTTCATTGGCTTTTTACCAGTTTGAGGCATACCCATCTTCTTTTGAAGATCTTTACGTTGGTCTTCATCTGATCCACCACCAAGTTTGTTGAGAACTTTCTTTGCCATGGACTTAGCAGTAGATCCCATGCCTTCATCTACCGACTCTTCAACATCTTCTTCTTTAGTCAAACGGTCAACTGCTTTTACAATACCTTTTTGGCGTTTTTTCCCACGGGCATAGTCATTTTTATGGCCATAATGTTCTTGGTCTCTGCCGGCATCTTCAGCATCTTTTGCTGATGCTTTGACATATGAACCAAGTGTTTTTTTGCTCAATTCATCTACAGGCTCAGCTTCTTCAGACATAATCATCTTTCTATGTGTGTCTAACAGTTTATTGTTTTCACTATCATTATAGTCCGCAGCTTTGAAGGCATGCTTGGCAGTAGTGGCTTTGGCCAAATGATCGGCTTTCTTTTTAGTGTCACCATTCTTATCAGCTGCTATGGCTTTGTCCATATGGTATTTAAATGTATTTTCTTCTAATTCAGCTTCTTCTCTAGTCACACCACGAGCTTTAAGAACATCTCCGTGAGTGATGCGTTTTGGATCTCCGTGGAATGCAGCAAGATCTTTTTCCTTTTCGTTACGAGGAATAGAACCTTCTTTGCTGTCTTTTTTCATTACTTCCATGACGGAATGATAAAGTGCATCTGTAATATTGAATTTTTTATTGATTGTAGATTCTTTCATTCCAAACACTCCCTTTAGTTTTTTTAGATTTTCTTGGCCTTGTTGTTGTCTTTTTTCATAACTACCAGGAGTTACTTTGCCTGTTTTTGAATCTGTATCACCAATTTCGTCATCTGAACGAGTCTTTAACGGTGAACCATCACTAGTTGTAACTGTTCCACCCGAACCACTCTTAACTGTATTATCTGCAGCAGGAGCTGGTGTTGCTGCTGCTTGTGGTTTCTCTGCTGTTGGAGCTTCAACAGGCTTATCAGCAGCTGCTGAAGCGTTTGTGGTATTAACACTATCCATTGCTGATTTCTGACCCGCATTATTACTATAACTGGATGCTGTTTTTTGGGTACCAGCGTCGTCTGGACCTTTATCCATTGCTGATTTTGGTGCTTCAGCTGCAGCTGGTGCACCTGCAGCAATACCCTTCTTCATAGCATTTAAATCAGGACCAGACTTTTCTGCACTACGTTGAGTTGCATTGAGTTTATCTTGGCTAGGACCAGCAGCCATTGTTGCTTGACCTGGCTTGGTAGCTGGTTTAGCTGGTGTTACTGATGCTTGTATTTTAGATTTTGTATTAGCTGCGGCAAGAGTGCTACTTGCATTTTGTTCTTTGGCTTTTGTATTAGCAGCAGCCAACGTATTACTTGCAATTTTTTCCTTGTTGCTTGCAACATCTGCCTCTGCTCTTTTTCTATTTGCAGAAGGACTCAGAGCATTAGAAAGTCTATCTAGAAAGTTTGGTTGATTAGGTAAAGCACCTCCTCTAGCCGTAATTTCCATTACTTCTCTTGCTGATTCGTAAATTGATCTCATTTTTGTTCCTTGTAATTGTTCTTTTATGCCATTACCTTATATCTAAAATCATAACCTTTGACGGATTTTTGCCTACCACTTAAACAGTTTGCAATGTCACCCTGTCTAATATTAAAGTACTGAGCTGCTTCTGTTTGAGAGTTGAATTCCATACTCCGTGTTATTTCAACAATTGGAGTTCTAGTGGCCGCAGGTTTGCCCCGACGTGACTTTCCTGGATCACCACTAGCAATTTTTACAGATACTTCCTCAGCAGAGTAATAATACGTCCAATGTCGTCTAGTCCCGTCATTATATCCTTGTTTTATTCTTTTTGAGTGTTGATTCTTTTTTTCCTCAGACCAAGCAGGCAGTGGCACACCAACTCTGTCATTAACAGGAGGTCTAATACCACCTTTGTTTATATTCCAACCAACCTTTGAAACTGGTCTTAGAGTCTCTTCATAAGCATAAGCTTCCTCTTCACGTTCAAAAGATTGTATAATGTCAACTACAAACTCTTCTTTACAAAACCATTTTTCACGTTTATGGTCTTGTAAACGAATCTTTAAGTTTTTAGTAACACCAACATATCCTTGTGTATCAGGATCAGTATGGTCTGTTTTATGTATCCAATAGACTACTACCATGCTTGACAACTCCAGTAACGCGGCATGGTCTTAGGACCAGGATCATCGCAATTGTGTCTTGCTCTGAAACTACGGCGTCTTGCAGGAATGTTTTTCTTGATAGTCATATTTTTGTCGCCAAAGTTAACTTTAACAACGTTACCAGAATCATTCTTAACAAACACCTTGGACTTCTTTACATCACCTGCCATTGGTTTATTAAGGGAAACAGTTTGTCCCTGATAATCAGCTTCGGCAATAAATTGTAAGAAACTTAACATGGGGTGTTCGCTTTTCTCTTGGCTCTCATCATTCGGGCAAAAGCTTCAACAACCTCACCAGGAGTGACTTTCTTATATTTATCTGTAAGTTTTTTAGTTCCTTCAAACCCAGCTCCAATGCCTTCACCAATTGTTAGATATGAGTTAACGCGCTGCATTGCGAACTGGTGAGGAGAGTTTCTATCATTCTGAACATAGTCAGCAAGTCCCTGCTCAAATACATTGGTCACTTCTTCAATTGATACACCGTATTTGTCTGCCTTCTTTTGAAGATGTTCTTCAGCCTTCTCTTGTAAGTAAGTCTCATAATCCCATTCTTTATGAGCAACAATGTTATTTGAAGGCTTTTGCTGCATCTGCTTAGTCTTTAACTGAGCTTGCTTTGTTCTTTCTTTTGACTGAATCAAAGACTGTTGATTCATCTTATCAGAGTATCTGTCTGACTTTTCTTTTTTCTCTTTATCAGGATCATCTTTACCAAGATTGGAAAGCTTTTTGTATCCATACAAAGTAGCAGCACCCAAAGCACCTGCAGTCGATTGTGGTGTTTGAAGGGCGGCCGCCGTAGCTGCAGCACCACCAACTATCTTGGTTGCAAGTCTTACAGGAGCAAGTGCAGAGGATACAAATCCTTCATACATTGAGAACATTGCGTTTAGGTCTTCACTAGATACCTTTTCACCTAGTAGCTTACTGTATATAACAGGATCGTAGCTCTGTGTAAGGTTTTGAACATTACCGTAAACACCCTTAGTAGACTTATGAGTTCTCACAGCATTGAGTCTTTTCATCTCACCAGCTTTAACTCTAGGCATCAATCTTGTTGCAATTGCTTTAAGGTTTTTAGTTCTAGGCTCTACTTGTCTGTCAATATTCATCTTCTGCGCAGGAGACAACTTACTATAATTAGCACCTCTTGCACCAGCAGCCCTCTTTCTCAGCATGGTCTTAGCCATACGCATTGCACGGCGCATTAGCTGATCTTGAGTTGCAAGTCTTGTTTTTTTAATGTTTCGAGCGCGAGTAATTCTTGGCTTACTGCGCTTCATTTGCAAAGCTCTTTTGCGTCTTTGCATCATGGTGACAACGCGTTCAATCAGTGTTTCTTCTGATTGAACTGCTTTCTTATCCACCTGAGGAGGACCAACAACTATTTTGTCTAACGGGTTTCCGGTAGCAATAGCTAGTCCTTTTTTTGCACGGGCGGCAATTATAGCTGGTGATGTTGACTGATCTTCTTCTTTTTTCATGTGGTTCCGCAGGTTTACCTAGGCCGTTTGACTGCTAGAGGATAATATATTTATAAGTTATTCAACTGCAAATATTTTATCAGACCCTACAGAGAGCTTATGTGTATATCCAAACTGAGCTAGTATGAGGTCAGTCTCACCATTTGTTGTTTCTAATGATATGACTGGTTTGAATCTTGCTATTGTATCCATTGCACCCACGATTATATTAGGCTCATATCCTTCACAATCAAGTTGAATAAGATCACAGTGGTCTAAAGCTAGCTGATCAATAGTCATTGTTGGAATAAATGATTGCATTGTGGTATATTTTGTAGGATCATCACCAACGGTGTGACAGCCTACATTGCCCTCATTACCATTGTAGATATGTAATAGTTTATTTGTTTCACCCAATGCAGCGTTGAACTTAAAAATATTAGGCATCTGACAATTATTAACAAGACAATGAAAATTCAACGGATCAGGCTCAAACGTATATACTCTTGTGAAGTATTGGGAGAACAACATTGGATACAATCCACAGTTACCACCTGCCTGCACTACAACGTCAAACTTCTTACAATATTTTAGGTATCCATCTTTATGAGTGCTCACCCACTCGGCACTAGGACCGTCCCATGCACCAGTGTCTGTCTTTGGCCACATCCAATGTGAAACCCCATCAACACTATCTTCTCTCACTCTCACTTTACCATCGAATTGTTTCATATTAATCCTTTACATTCATCCCTTTACGGACATCATTATAAATTTCTTTTGAGTGTGTTGCGTTCTTTTGAATCTTTGATGGAAGACCAGCTCTAAACTGATTAAAGTTTCCACTAGTAGCATGTTTTCTCATGTCTGTACCACTTACACCTTCTTTACGCTCACCTGTATTCTTTACTGAAATTGAATCAAAGTTATACTCTCCATGAGCTTTTCCACTGACTCCATTGTACTTATTAAGGAGTGATTTATACTCTTCTGCTCTATCACTACCACCAGCAATTACCAAATGTTTGGCCCCAGTCTTAGCAATCTCTGATGCATGATGCATGATAGTAGGGTGTGCTTTAGATGCTGTAGCAATAGTTGTATTGTCTAAATGGCCAAATGCACGTTGTAAGTGCTTCTGCTTCTGGTCTGGTGAAAGAGGATTCTTTTTCTCGTCGTGTGAACCACTTGAAACAACATGAAGGTGGCCACCACTCGAACTTGCCAGATCGTGAGCTGCATTCACATTCTCTTCATGACCACTAGTAATTGGATTCATTCTACCAAAAAGTAGAACTGCGGTCTTTTCTTTTCCCTCCAAAAGGAAACTTAAAAATCTTTTCATTATTGTCTCGCTAAGAAGTTTTGTTTACTAAATTCGTTCCTGTCAACCAACTTAGTTGGCCTGTTATTTACAACAGCAACGAACCCCTCTGGTTTAGTTTTAGTGTCACCGATGTGATGATCATAGTCTTGACCATGTGACATAGCATTAACCAATACATCCTTTGCTTTTTGTAGGTGGTGATGCATTGCAAATACATTATTAATGGTTTCATGATTAGCTCTGATATGAGATAAATTAGTATTCATTGCTTGTGTCTTTTGATCTTTTGCTTTTGGAGTCTTTACTTTATCAATACCCTTTTCATGCTGATCCTTAACATGGTCGTAAAGACCTTCAGCTGATGGTTTAGTATCTTCTCTCACCGTCTTATTAATATATGTCTTGATATGTTCTGTGTGAGGTTCGATAGTAGCATAGTGTTTTGATTTTAAACCATTACCAACATCTGTGGCGTCTTCTAAGTGACGTCTGAATTCCTTTTGGGCATCCTCATTATAATTTGCATTCTTTGTATTATATCCATACTTCATTAAATGAACACTATCATGATTTGCAAAGCCAGAAAGGTTTGGAGTATAGTTAGCTTTCATTGATTCAATATCATTACCATCATACCCAGTATGAACATATACACCAATCTTTGAATTTTTAATTGCATTACCTTCTGCAGAATTAGATGGAGTAGAGTATTTAATTAAGTTTGGTTTGAAGTGAACCTTGCCACCTTTCTCACTAACATCCTCTGATGTATGCATTACGTCTCCTTGAAAGACACCTTTCTGAGGAGATACTTTTGGAAGATGAGCCAAAGCAGTCTTTAGTTTAGACACTAGACCAGGAGCATGGCCGTGATTCTGTTCAATATCTTCGTCAGTGTAGTTGATCTTTGGATCTTTGTTGAAAGCAGACTTTGATGCAACAAAGAACTTACCAGTCTTTGGATGGTGTCCAAATACCAGACTAGGACTGCCGTCATATTTGGTCATTAGACCAGCACCACCTTTTTGACCAGTCAGTGTCTTATGCACAGCGTTCAAAGTATTAACAGAGTGCTTGTATCCTTCAACACCAGCATTGATAGGATGGTCTTCTGCATGCTCAAGATGAGTGAGCTTTTCTTCATTGGCAGCAGACTCTGCTAGTAGAGTAAAAATATGACGCATTACTTTACATACCTTATTTTAGAGTCGTCTTTTCTTGCATTAGACATACCAACACCCCCTCGTCCAGGAATAGATGTATTTGGTATTGTTCTACCCTGCTCACCCTTTCTTACAAAGATACCAACATGTCCACTATGTTGCTTCTCTAAGGTAGGGATCATATTCTGTCCTTTGTTATGGAAGTCTAGATCAGAATGCATGTGCACTTGACCCTTTGCGTTTGGTATAATTTGAACAGGGCCGTGATGAACACCGTTAATGTTTGATTCACCATGTGACTTGCCACCAACTTCTTTACCAAATAATGCTTGTCTCACTACATGCTCATGATCTTCATTTCCAGCATGTAGTTTATGAAATGCCATCTCACCTTGACCTAATGGATTTGATGTTAGACTTTTTGATAGTTTAGTAGTTGCAGTTGCAATTGCTTTATTCTTCATATGAGAGAACCCACCATAACCAGAAAACTGATGTGCACCTGCACCAGCTTTCAATGATCCGTGGTATACAGGCTTTCCTTCGTGATCATGTAATGAAAAGTCAGCCTTTACGTTTCCTTCAACCTTCTGGGCACTTGCTACTTTGTATTTCTTGCCACCAATATGAAGATCAATTGGCTTACCACCGTTGGCCTTTACATGATGAGCAATCTGCTTTTGCATATCGGATATCTGGCCTACTTCAGATTTAAGATTGCTATACTCACCAGGTTTTTCAAGATGGCCAGCAGGAATCTTTGTTGTAGCACCACCATGTTGAACATGTACATGAAACTCTTTCTTACCAGCTGGATTAACAGTGGATGTTACTTTTTTGACTTTAACCTCTGCACCCTGTGGAATTCCACCAGTGTCTCTGGTCGTCTTATATGTATTCTGTTTAATCATGTGCTGGGAAAGATACTTTCCAACATCATACTCTGCTTTGGAGCCAGTTCCCTTGATAGCTGCGCGCTCGGTAATGAACTGGGTAAATGTAATAATTTCCATGTAATACTCCGTGATATTATTAAGTATTTATATCATAAAAAAACCCACCGAAGTGGGTTGTTTAAAATAGAGAAGTGTTACAAAATAATATCAGCAACCCCGAGATCCACGCACTCCTGTGCTGATAACCAAACATCTGATGGTGGGAGCAGCTTACGTTTGATTGTACGCTCATCCATTTCTGTACTATTTTTAATAATGTCAAGCATCTTTTGTTTGACAAACCGTGTCTCACGCTCTGATGCTTTGATATCGTGTTCCTTGCCTTCGTATGAGGTTGAGAACTGATGGCACATGATACTTGTATTCTTCGCAAGTGTTCTACCACCTCTTTCACCCGACACAAAAATCATGAATGCAGCACTCATCAAACTTCCAAGACCAATTGTTCTAATTGGAACCTTACTGGATTTCATCATATCTATTACAGCAAAAGAATCATATAGATCTCCACCAATACTGTTAATATAAAGTGTGAGGTATTCTTTCTTTACTGGCTTTGCATTCTCGCTAATGATCCAATGAATCAACGGAGTAGTGTTAAATTGTCCTATCTCTCCAGTTAAATAATGTATACCGTTTGTATACAGATCAACTTCAATTTGGTCTTCAACTGTGCTTATATTCTCTAGTAGCATAATATTCCTTATGGACATTTAATTATTCGAATTGCTTCACGAACAACACTATCATCTTGATCGTTGTTGCGCAAGTATTTAGCCTGAAGCCTATATGCTTCTTTCTCGTTATTGTACCACATTTTACAGTCTGTTGCTTCAAAACCACTATTTGATTGAATGTGATGAATAAATTCGTGAATAAAAATAGAATTGGTTAGAGGATCATTTAAGTTGAGATCTTGCTTATAATATACTGTATTTTTAAAGTATACAGCAGATACCGGACAATACTTAACTCCTTCACAAACTAGTGATTTGAGATATTGTTCTGTTGCTGGTACAATAGCAGGAAGTGCAATCTCGTCTTTGTATCTCATTAGCTTCTTTGCCTCGTTCATCAAAGAAACCATACCAGCGTCTGGTATGGTTGCAGCTTGTTTTTTGGACTGGCCAAAGCAAGACGCAGCAACGGTCGCAAAGAGGATAAAGATAATTAGTTTTTTCATACTGTGATTATCACTCAAACTAGACCTAATGTCAACTTAAGTCTATTTGCTTAATTTTGTCAAAGTCCAACATATCGTGAGTTAGACCAAAGAACATAAACTGTTGGTATAGAGATTCCTCATGCAGCGTTGCTTCTTTTTCCCATGGTTGTTCCTTATACTTTAGATTCCTGTACTTGGTACCTTTCCATGTATCAACTGGTGTACCACTCACAAATTTTGATTTCAATTGCTTGGTTGTATATTGCTTAAGATGCACCATCTCATGTGCAAGAGTAATCATCATATGTTCAAAAGAAAGATCTTTATGTATTTCAATCTCATATTTGTAAGTACTCATGCACGTACAATATCCATCTGCATTTATATCATTTGCAAATATGTCAAGATGTACTTTGTGTTTTTGTTTAGGGATCAGTATATCTGCGTAGAAGTTAGCAGCTAGTTTAATTAACTTAATCAATTCTCTATTTTTAAACTTCCTTGTTTTGATCTTCATTTTTAATCTTATCTAACAATACAAGGGAAGTAATAATGTCTGTGGGAAGATCAAACATTTTAGACAAGTAAAAGAATATGTGCTTTATTGTTAGTAGTATTGATGTAATAGTAAAGACAATTGTAAATTTAATTACAAAACTAGCTAAATGAATTAAATGCATCTTTGAACTTACCTTTTTCTGATTTGATTCTTATGCCGGAATCTGATTTGTCGAACACAGGACCGTCATCAACTATATCATTCTGCGCACTCTGTTCCACATCATACAGCTTCATCTTGGGTCTGTCAACTCCAATCACAAAACGTCTATGTACTCCTGGATCATTGTACCTGTTCTTCAATTGCTTAACCATCATTTGATTCAAGTCTTGTAATTCTTCAGAACTTATCAATGCAATCATAAAGTCAGCAGTCGCCGGCAAACCAAACGATTCACTAGTATCTTCTAATCCCAAATCACTGCTTGTGAAACCACTTCTAGTAGTCTGAGTAGCTGTAACAATAGGCACATCAAACTCAACAGCAAGACCTCTTAATTCCTCTGCAATTGCTTTGATGTAGGTGTAAGAGTTTACATTCGCACCGTACTTTAATCTTGAAGAGCTGCAGATATTTAGGTAATCGATGTATATAATATTTGGATGAAAGTTTCTCTTCAACTTTAATTCATTGAGCAAGTGTCTCATATGTCCAGCACCAGCAGATGCTGTTGGATACTCTTTAATAATCAGCTTACCATTAGTCTTCTCTTGCACACGTTCAATCTTCTTATCGTATGACTCGCGTGGAAGAATTGTTAGCTCATCCAATGGTACATTAAGTAGGTTAGCATCAATACGTTCAGCAATCCTCTCTTCAGCCATCTCTAACGTAATGTATAAAACATTTAGTCCAGCGGAAAGATTAGCAGAAGCACAGTGGCACATGAATAGAGATTTCCCAACTCCAGTTCCTGCTAAAATCACATTCAGCGTCTTGTTAGGTAATCCACCTTTTGTAATCTTGTTAAGATAGTCTAGATCAAAAGGCACTCTTGTTTCTCTTCTGTGATAGAAGTCATAACGAGAGGCAGAATCCTCAAGGAAGTCATGTCCAATATGAGAATCAAATGAGACTGCAAGAGCATCAGATAATATTTGAGGAATGGCACCTTTGCCAACCTTCTCTTTATCACTATCGAGAATCTGAATCGATTTCATGATAGCATTATAGATTGCCTTATCTTGACAGAACTTCTCAGTCTGATCAACTAACCAATCCATATTATCATTTGGTTGTTGTTCTAATTCGTTTATAAGAACAACCACCTCATCATAGTAGCTTGAAATCTCTTTGTTACTATCAAGTTCAATTGTCAAAGCTTCCTTGTTTGGAAACTTATTATATGTCTTTACAAACGTGTCTATCCCGTCATAGAGAGCTTTAACAGATCTCTCAACAAAGTACTCACTCTTTAGAAAGGGAATGGCCTTACGGCCATACTCCTCATTCGAAAGAAGGTTCGATAAAATTAACTTCTCAATCATTAACAGTTCCGTAACTAAATTCTTTCTTAGCACACTCTTCTAAACGAGTCAGCACCTCTTCAGTGAAGTATAACTCTGGGTTAGTATTAATCTCTTTGCCATACATCTTACGACCATCAGGTAACTCGTACCGTGTGGATACCTTTTTCATTATCTCATACTTCTCAGCAAGCTCTAGTAATCCAAAGTAACGATCTAAACCTTTGTTGTAAGTAAGTAACACAGTTGCTTCTTGGTTTTCTTTGGATAGTCTTGATTTGAAGGTTTTGATCTTGATTTGACTTCCAATGATTTCTCCGTCCCCGTCTTTCTCTTTTTTCTTGGAGAGCATAGCAATAGTGCTTGCGGCATACTTGAGACCTGAGTTGTGTGTGACGACCCCGTTTTCGAGGATGTAGTGGTGCTGGTCATCAACCGTGATATCGTAAACTCGCTCATTATCAACCTTCTTGATGTAAGATATATTCATTAATAACCTCAATACTTTCTATTTCATATTTTTTAAAAAGATGAGTGCGCTTTCGGGTTACTAAACTAGCACCGAGACTTGCACTCATACCCAGCAGGGGACCCAACTCCAATCTATTTCTCATCGTAACTTCTTTTCCGCATTCAAATTTAACCTTTATTGGTTTAGATCTAAACTCACTTATTTTTTGTTTAGCATCGTGACTATGTTTCTTACCGTAAAAGGTATTCTGCAACCCGAATCTATGACATATGAGCCATTCTGGCCTTCCTAAAGCATACCCCTTTATTGTAAACAAATCAACTTCTTCTGGAGTAACAAAAACAACATCGCGATCCAAATACATCATTTTCTTACCCCAGCTATTATTCTTTTCACCAGGCGCTGAGTAAAAGGCTCTAATCGATCTGTTTCTTGAAAGATTCATAAACCTTGGATTCGAATCAACGTTAAATTTTTCATGTAAAAAACACTCATAAGCCATTGCATCTACCCTTGTAGAAAACAATTTCAATACTTTAAATTTGAAATTATCAATACCGTATGTTTTTATGTATTGGTGAACGACTCGCGAGCTAGACCTGTATACTACAATATCTAACTTGGGCTCAATTTTTGAAGAACGAACTCCATAGTAATGTTGATTGGTTGACCTGCACGATATCCTATAAACGTAATGGTACATAATACCTCCTTACGTTTATTTATAAAATACGTATCTTAGACTTGTTCTACCCTTGGTAAAATTGCATTCTCAATCATCTCCTTAACCGAGACCCATGAGCCATCTGATAAGAATTTATGATCTGCACTACATCTAACTGTTGTTCCGTCTTCAAAACCTATTTCATATACATCTTTATCATCAAAAACGAATGTATTGGTTACCTTACGAGGGCCTTCGAGTGTTAATACCTCATCTCCTACTCTCACATCTTCTATATTTACATTGCCGGCGCTTGTTTGAATTTTAGTACCTGCGACAAGGCATCCGCCTGATATCTCTTTTGTCGGAACATATGAACCTACTACCTCATAAACATGGTTTGTGACAAGCATCGGTACTTTCACCTTTGCCAACTTCAATGTCAGAACACGGAACGCAGCCTTAATTACTTGCGACTTCGTCATGTCTCTGACATCCTTTCCTTCTAAAGAATCTTCCATCTCTTTAGAAGTAGAAAGCAATCCCAGGCTATCAAGAACAAACATCATAGGTGGACGTTGGTCTGCTGGTTGTTTCTCATATGCTTCAATTAGTTTAAGAGCATGAGTCTTAAACTTCTGAATAGTATCTGGTTCTGCAATAATGACACGAGCTGTATCAATACCACGTGACTCCATCATCTGTCTTGTTACTGCTGCCTCTGTGTCGTAGTAGACGACTGCTCCTGTTGGGTTCTTGTCAAGGAAGGCTCTAACGATACCAAGAACGAAGAAAGTTTTACCAGTAGCGGACTCTCCTGCAAAAGCAGTAATCTTGTTATCAGGTATGCCACCATAGAGGCTACCAGAGAGAAGAGCGTTGAGAATGTAGCTGCCAGTATCAATATAACCACCATACTCAGAACTAGCAGTGCCGTCAGAGGCCAAGTAAGTATTCTCATCATTTAATTCCTTTAACAGACTTTTCAAAAAACTCATCACATCTCCCTTATTTGATCTTTATCAATCATGATTGTACCACCTCTAATCTTACCAGTCAACTCTTTGAGTAACCTAGCACGTGATTCAATCTCTTCTTGTGTGTCTGGTTGCTCTTCTATTTGTGGTTCTTCAATCTTTGTCTTACTGAGTCCAATGTTTGCAGCAATCAATAAAATAATTGCTAACGGATCAAATACAATAACAATAAGAATGATTACCCAACGAACGGTCTTGTCTAAGAATTGAGAGTCGACTTTGTCGTAAAATAACTCTGCAATGAACTTGAGCGGTCCAACTTCTGCTTCTACTTTTCTGACCTGTACTGCGAGTGGTGCACGATCTTCATTAAGTTTACTAATTGTTTTCTGGTAGGTTTGGATTTCCTCTTGTAACCTAACACGGTCTTTTTGTTGTGTACGACGAACCACCACTGCTTTTTCCGCACCTTTTTCTGTATCACTGCGGCCCATGATCTGGTCCACAGCCTCATCGTATTGTTTAAGTGCTTTGCGGTTTGCATCTATATTCTCCCTTGCTACTTTAATCTTTTCATCATATATTGCTAACTGAGCTACCACATCGCTAGAAGAGGTTGTCTGGTCAATATGTGCTTTTGAAAGGTATCCAAATGTTCCCATCGACGTAATAAACATTAGGGTAATTATTGATGCAATCAGATATACTTTAATAGAGAACGGTGCAATGTTCCAATTACGATATGTCCAAGAAGCAGCAACAACCTTTGCTACTTCAAGAGTACCACCCATAATAACAACAGGCCAGAATGAAGCTGCAAATATAGTTGTAAGACCAATAACAGAAAAGTAAGCAGCGATGGCTGACAAGCCAATAGCAACCAACAAAGCAAGGTAGTTAATCATTTTCTACAATTTTGTTTACCTTATCGATAAATGCTGTCATCTTCTTTGATCTATCAGGCCATAGTATGTACTCTTTTTCTGGATCTTTCTGAAGGTTTATCAATAGAGGCATAATTAGTTTATAAAGAGCTTCCATTCTATCTTTGTACTCTTTAGAAGTCAACGTCAGTTGCTTTTCAGTTTGGATTACTTGTTGTTGCAATTGTCGTTCTAGTGCCTTTAGTTCATCCTCACTAACAGCAGAGAATCCAAAATCATCGAATGCATCATCTAGTGATATATTAATTTTACCCATTTATATTCCTATTCAAAGAATTGTTCTAGTGTTTGTCTACGGTCTTTAATCTGCCAACCAACCGCATCAAGAATTGACTTGATTGGTTCTAAGAATGATTTATCAAACTGTCTCTCATAATCAACATATTGAAGAATATCTAACTGCTTTGGTAATTCACCAGGTACAGATATAACAGAATCACGAGCTGGGTTTGGAGTTCTTAGATAAGCAAATTTAATCTTATCTCCATCACGAATGATAGGATACTTTGTATCTATCTTATGCTCTCTTAGCAGTGCATTGTATATCAGAGAACCCTTGACGTGAATAGGAGTAGACTTTCTATAGATTGAAGAAGCGTCTTGGTACTTTTTTAAGTCTCTTACACTTCTTGGAAAGGCAATCTCCTCAAAAGGCAAGGTCATAAACTCCGTCTTGAAGTCGGTAATAAACTTAACAGCAGCTTGCTCATCCTGATTCATAATCACTTCAAGAGCTTTCTTAATGTTCTTTCTACAAGCTGCTGGCGTTGATGAGCGGACTGCTTCAATACCTTGCATCTTCAACTTAGGCTCACTATACTCAACACCCTCGTTATTGTACACGTTCAAGATGTAATGCTTCTTACCAGTCCATATACCCTTGTTGGCAATCGCTTCACGCTTCATTACCATCTTTTGATTCATCACTTGCATGTAGTCACCAAGGCTGGCAAAAGTATCGTCAATGAAAGGTTGCAGCTTCTTCTCACATACGTTATCAAGAAACTTTACTATCTTGTGGATGTCATGTTGATCGTCTTTGAATACACCATCGACTAATCTCTCAAGTCTGATATACATCGAGTCAGTATCACATGCAATTACATAGTCTTCGTTTTCTGTCTTGAATAACTTGTTCAAGTATTCGTTAATATGCTTCTCCATCCAACGAATTGATAGCTGACCAGACATAGTAATACCCTCAGCAAGGTTACGCTGGTACCACCTGAAGTAAACATTACCTAACCAAGAGCGCCGTAGGCACTATTCAACTGAATTTTTTTTGCCATCTGCATATTATTGCATCTTGCAATCTCGTTGATAGTTTGCCTACGGAGCTCTTGGAGGCCCTCCATAGTTAGTTGTTTAATATCTTGCATTTGTATTATTTAACTCCTTCGCACTATTTCCTGTTCAATCTTTTCGAGCTCCTTCTTTGCTTCGATCATCCGCTTCTTCCAAACGGTACGGTCGTTATACATATTCTCCATCAACGTAGGAAGGAACCCAACCTTATTCTTAGTGAACA